ATTCAAGACCTTTCCCCAAAAGACCAACATTAGGCTGTGGAGTTGTTTTGGATAACGGAAGAGTTGCTATATTTGTTCCTATGCCATTGGGAAGTAAGATTATTAGGTTACCTAAGAAGTAACATTTAACAAGGGCAGTTTCAACATTTAACAATTAAGTGTGTATTACATTGATAGTCAATGCGATATGCACTTTTTATTTCTAAAATAATTAAATAGTAAATTTGTATGAGTACCGCAGAACAGATAGAATTGATAGCTAAGTTGATGAAAGAGAAAACAGTGTTGGAAGCAAAACTTGAAGTCATAGCAAAAGAGCTACGGTATTTAGTAAATAAACGATGATTTATGTTAATGCACATTATACAGCTAACGGAGGATGAAGATGATAGCTATGATTTTCAAGATAGTATTGAAGAGTCAGATGCTTACATTAATATCCATCAAGTAGCAAGTATAACTGCAGATGAAGAATATCCAGACAGATGCTTTGTGTATATGGCTAATGAGGATTACTTCTACATAAACGAATCAATGGATAGTTTTATTGCTAGGTATCAAGCAATTCTTTACGGTACAGTTTTAACAAAATTTTATGATAGTTCTAATAAACAGAACTAGAAGATGCTCTCTCATAGGTGTTTTGGTTTGGTTTTGGTAAGGGCCTCCAGGTAAAATCTGGGGGTTTTTTTATATACAAAAAGACCCCACTAAGAATAGCAGGGTCTTACCTTATTTATTTATCTACAAAACACAACATTACTTTTTCTTATACTCTGTTACTGCAAAGGTAACTACTGCAGCAATACAAAGTACATATAATCCTCTAAATGTTATATGCCATAACATTGGGTTCCACTCAGCTACTAAAAATGAGAATGGTACGTATAACATAACCATTAGTGCCAAGAAACCAATCATTGCTTCAAGTATATTTTTCATATTAGAATGGTAGTTTTTCTTTGTTAGCTTCTGGTTTCCATGGGTCAATTTCTACATAGAAATCTGATTCACCAGGATTATGTGATTTCTTCATCTTAACTAAGATGTTTGCCCAACCTTTGTTTTCGGCAGCAAAGTCATTTAGTTTTTGTAGGTCTTGTGGGCCTAATGAGATTTTTCTTAAACTACCGAAAGCTGTTGTAAGCGTAAAGCATCTCCCTAGGTAGAGTTCTTTTGATTTAGACATTTTATTTGGTTTTATTGTTATAAACTATTTTTTCTTTTTTCTATGATTTGCTTGAGTTTCTGTACGTATAAACTTGCATCCATCAGTTCATCTTGCAAGTGATTAAGCCATTGTAACTCTGTTAAATCTTCTCTGTCAAGTGTCGTGTTATACTTTTGTAATCCAGTATGAGCCCTATCCTTGTACTTGTTAACTACATCGTTAACGACACTATCAAAGTGTTCGTTACTCTGCATCTTTTTTATATTTTTTTACTTGAGCTTTAAGTGCTTCTCTCCACTTTAAGTCTACAGAACCATCATCCAAGATATCTTGAATAAGCTGTATTGTCTCGTTAGATACAAACTCTTTAGCCTTTTTAGTAGCCTTAGGAGCTTTCTCTGCTTTGTTTTCTAATTCTAATTCTTCCATAATTTTAATTTTTATCTGCCCTGGCCTCTATATTGT